ATCATAGATTGTATGCTGAGAATGCTGCTCAGCCATATAGCCAAGCATAAAATCTTTACCGTCTATTGGTTTAATTTGATGCTGAACTGGCATGTTTAAACGTTTAGACAAAGCTGCTGCGAGTGTTGTCTTTCCAGCGTTGTCAGGGCCTTCAATAATAAAAGTAGATAACATATTGTTTCCTTGTGAAGAATAGCTATTATACAGCTTTAGTCTCTCGAAGTACACTATCAAGACGACGACGGCTAATTGGTAAACGAGCTGGAATATCTTTTGTAACGACTTCCCACTGAGTCTTATTGACTCTGGATATATGCGTTATTTTTGTTTTATTTACTAGATACATGCGATTAATAAAAATAAAGGATTTACCAATATCTTCCGATAAAGATTTAAGTGTACCATCAATTATCCACGACTTATAGTCGGCTGTTCTAACGATTAAGCCTTTATACTTAGCTTCAACGTAAACTATGTCGGTAACGTTGATGGTATGGTGAGTACCACGATAGTCTTTAAAGACAAGAGAGTTAAGGCTCATCGTACTTCTCTTGACCATTGACCACCACCATTCAGGATATGCTCTGGCTTACGACGATTCTTTTTGTTCCAATCTTTAACACGCTGCTTTAGCGCGTTGCGTGTAGCAATTGTTTCAATATCGTCAAACTTAGGGATTGAGGCAGTTGTAATTGTCTCGTGCGGATTAGCAAATAAAGATAAGAAAGCTTTTAGCATTTGATTGGCCCTGATGTGTAAGTCAGCACTTTAAAAACAGTGCAGGCATAACGTTTAAATGAAAGGCAGTCTGCTTCAGTAAAGTATAACATATTATCACGAACAGCCTCTGGCTTATGTGATAATAATTGTAATAATTTCACACTTTCAAGACTCTCATTACCCATCTTCAATGAGCATTGAGCACGCACTAACTCATGACCAGCAATAACACAATCAGCAAAACCTTTCATTGCCCAGCCAGCTAACTTCTTATCTTGTTGGATCATATCTAAGATTATTAAAAACCTTACTTTAAAGCTGTCCTTGTTCATAAAGCACCGCTTGCTTATTAAGTAGGTTCATTATATACTAAATACTGTTGGTCGTATATTGTTTGTATGTGTGAATAAAGTTGTTTACTTTATTATAAATATATTATATAATGATTTTGCCTACTTTTAATGAGGAGACAGTAAAGTGACACCAGAGCGAATTCAGCTTTATAAATTACAGCTGTTGCTTGCTTCGTCAGGCTTTACTGACGATCGTAAGGCAAAGATCTTTAATATGTCAATTGCTCATAAACAACAGCGTGTTATTCCTCGTGTATCGTTTACAAAGGATATTCTACGCTTTGTGCGTGCGCCTGACTACTACGCCAATAAGGAGAAAAGTAAACAATCAATGTTTGATGAGCTAGACTGGCTAGTAGCTAACGGTTATTTTAAACTTGTACTAGTTGATGGTCCTAGAGTTAAAGGTCAGTTATGCTATGCAGCTACAGATAAACTCTCTGAGGTTTAAGCATGAGTCGTTTTAATTGGGATAATATACCCTTACCACTCCAAAAAGAAAGACGTTGGGCAGTGTATAAAGCTGGGCCAATTGGCACACATGGCCAGTCAGAATGTTGGGTAGTTCCTGGTACAAGGACTAAATTCAAGGCTAATGACCTTAGCACTGCACTTTCATATAATAAAGCATGTGCATACGCATCTTCTTTAAATGCACAGCATTGCAGTGAAGACTTTGGCTTAGCTTACATTGTCGGGCCTGAGCATATTGTCTTAGACTTCGACAAGACAGAAGAGTCTTCTCTTGATCCTAAGATTAAGTCAGAACAATATCGCTTAATGAAGGAGATGCCTACCTGGATTGAGAAGTCTTCATCAGGCACAGGTTACCATGCTTGGTATGCTTCAGGTGGCAGAGGTTCAGCAACTACACGACTAGACGACCTTGAGTTGGATATTAAGGGTGCAAACTCATTTATCTATATGACAGGTAATGTAGTGACTGCCAATGGTGGCTTGCTTTCGTTAGCCGGTGACTTTGTAGCTAAAGTACTTGAGCACGCTTTAGAGAAGCGGGATTTTGTTAAGTCAGCAATTGCTTGGCAAGAAGAGTCTTATTCTGATGAAGAGCTATTTGAACGATATGCCAAAGAACGACCGGAGCAGCTTGACTTCTTAAGGACAAGTCAAGAGCAAACAGGTATTGGTGAACAACGCTTTGCCGCTTTAAAAGACTTGATTGTTAGATCAATGAACTACGAGCAAATTGAGCGAATCTACCTACAAGCTCCTGCATGTAGTCATAGCAATAAGTCAAGCAAACGTGGCTCAACAGACAAATCAGAAGATGGCTATAAGGACTATCTTCGTCGCGAGATTATGCGTGCAGCCCATGAGTTGCGAATGTCAGGCCACTTTAATAAGCAAATGCAGTTTGGTCTTAAGGTACCAGGAGAACCTACAGAGCCAGTAGACGTGAGTAAGCTAGCCGTAGCTGCTCCGACGGAAGAATACAGATACCCACCTTTGTTTGGTGTAGCTGCTAAAGCGCAAGAGTCATTTGATCTGCTTGGCGCATGTGCACCAGACTTATCAGTAATGTCCACGCTGAGCTTCTTAGCCTTAGCGTGTGGAAGAAACTATGCAACTCGAGGATTTGACTTTGACTACGACAAATGGGGTATTAACAACTCATTAAACTTTCTGAGTGTTGACTTCTTAGTAGTAGCAGGGTCTAAGTCAGGTAAGTCAACAAGTATTGAACGCTTTGGCAAGTTTGGTAAGTATATACCAGCAGATATGATCGCGGCAAAGATGTGGTGGAGCACAGATAGATCCACACAGTTCAGCCCGAAGTCGCTAAGCTCCAAAGTGTTGCATAGTAAGGTAACGGCCAAGCCTGATGGTGTGCTATTGCACTTAGATGAGATTGGTATGATCCTTGAAGCATCAGGTCAAATGGGTGGTCTAGAGGGTTGGATTAACTCCATCAATAACGCAAGACAAGTAGGAGGTATCTTAAGGGCACCAGAGTTCACTGACGGTAAGAATAACTTATCAGCAGTTGAAGACCCAGTGTTATCTTTAATAGCAACAGGTGTACCGAGTTCAATAGCAAAAGAGATTAAGAAGAATAGTCGAGTAGACGGAGGCTTCTTGTCGAGGTTTGTAATTATCCTAGCTAATCCAATGCCAGAGAAACCAAAGGAAGGTAGACGGCGAGCATCGTTCAACACACAAGCAGTAGAAGAGATTGAGCTAAACCGTGAGTTTATGGTTTGGTTGAATAAAGTGACCTTTAAACGTGATAAGCCGATAGAGATTCGCTGGGACAGTAGTATCACAGATGAGCTGCTTGAAAGAGTTAAAGAAGTAGCAGAGTTTAACGATGACTTCAAGCTAACAATTCCTTTTAACAGGTATGATGATTATACCATTAAACTATCGGGGCTTATGGCAGTGACCATTAATCCAGATGATCCAGTCCACACAGGCAAGACTATTGAGTGGGCGTTAGAATATACAAAGGCAGCTCGAGGAGGTGCTGCCGCTTTCATGAACTTTCATAGCCAACCCGGAACTGTTAAGCGGTCTGAACTCGAAGACGTCGAACCTTCGGAGGTCTCTGACAGAATTTATAAGATGGTCAGCCAGTTCATATCTGATAAGCGCGAAGGAACGGAGGCGCATACGAAACGCATTCAATATTACCTAAAGCAAGGTCGTAAGGCTTATATAGCAGCGTTAGAAGCAAATGCTGTAGACTTATCTTGTATATCAATTAATAAGAATACATTAGGTTGCAGTAAAGTAGGCTCTAATCTAAAGGCTATTTTGAATGAAGCAGTTGACATAGGTATTAAAGACGGTCGATTGAATGTTATTCTAGTCAATGGGAGAAAAGCTATCCAGGCCTTAGCTTTAGAATAGCCGTTGTCGACAACGATTCGTTTTCATTTTCCGTTTTCATTCGTAAGTCCTTGATTTTATTAGTGTTGTCGCGTTGACATTCGTTGTCAGAGGCTAAGTGCCCAGGGTACCTGGTAGGGTGTAGTGGGAGGTGTAGTAGCACTATGTAGTCTGTGTATATACAGCCACTTCCTACCAAGGTTCCTATATACTTACTCTTATATTATATATAATTAATTGTTGTATACATGACAACGGACGACAACGTGACAACGTATTGATTTTAAAGGACTTTTTTTGTCAACGAGAAATGACAACTAAGGACAACATGACAACATCAGCAAATTTATAGAAGCCAACAATTTGATTTTCTAGACAGCTAGATTGTGCCGTCCGGGTTGGAATCTAGATTGGTTTCCCAAACTACTAATTGAAGGGTGTGATTGATATGGGTATTAATATACGACATAAGGGCCAGATCGGTGAACGAGAAGTATGTGCCATTTTGGTTGAGCAAGGACTCTGTATCGAAGCTAGTCGAGAGCTCGACCAGGTTAGAATAGGCGGGTCAGATGTTGAGGCGCTTACACACATGTCGATTGAAGTGAAGAGGCATGAGAAGGTAGCAGTAAAGACTTACTGGGACCAGGTAATGAAGTCTGCTGCAGCTGTTGGTAAGTGCCCATGTGTATGGTGGAGACCAAACCGTAAGGCCTGGCTAGTTATGCTACCAGCTGGAGCAATACCTAAATCTGATTTGGCTAATAGTATCCTCCAGTGTGGAAAGATCATTCCTAAAAACTATCCGCATCTCCAGTTTGTACACTATAAAGACTTCTGCAATTGGTATAAAGCAAAGTATGTAGTCAATAAGGTAGCCTAGTTTCCTGGCAGCTGCCTAGCTTCTGGGTGGCTGCTCAGTTTCCTGGCGACTCTTCATCTGTACGCTGCTTACCACTTCCTCTATGTAAGCCAGGACAGAATAGCATAGGAAAATAGTGCCTAGAAAGCACTTTAGATAGACTTTAGATAGACCGCCACAGTCTTGAAATAGGCTGTGGCTTATGCTTTACTATATTCGAGGATGGAAGTCTTAAAAGGCTATGCGAAGGATGTGAATTTAGTGGAGAAGCTTACGAGATTTACATGCAAAAACTTTTTACTTCGAAAAATCTGGGTCCAAGCAAAAACCTAGATTTTTCTGGGTCCGACCACAAACCTAGTTTCGCCAGCCAGGATCATTTCATCTGACCACATAATGCGATTTAACAGTATGTGTTTATGCAATTGAGAATGGTAATGAGAATCATTATCGATTACCGGATCACATAATGTGAATTTACATTTTGTCCAATGTTGTCTATTGGACAATCCAAAGCAGACAATGTGTCCAATGTGACGTCCAATTGGACACATTGTCAAGTGTATCCGATTTGATACGACATTGTATCATATTTGCAACAAGTATGAAAATAAGTGTACAACCGATCGCTTTTGTGCTAGCAACAAAATAAATGTGTACAACGTGAAGAAAGTGTGCTATTCGTGCGCTTATTAATAGGCATTCTCATCCGCACTCAATAGGTTTTATCTATCGAATCGCATCAAGCAATAAGTTTATTTGTGTGTACAACTAAAATAAATCAATACATAATAGACTCATCAAATCAAGCAACACACGATTTGATAATTTAACAACAAGGGAACAACATGAAAAAAGTACTTATAGCATTATGCTTAGCTTCAAGCTTTGCCTCAGCATCAACAAAATGCTTTACCGAAAAGCAGCTTGAGGAAGCTACTCGACCTGCTTTGAACAATGCCATGTGCATTGGATTTGCATTAGGTAATTTCATTGGTAAAAACAAAGTTGATCCAACCGATTTGCAATATGTTGTCACTCAACAACAATGTGCAAAAGATCCATACAAATATATGGATCGATTGGAAAAAGAAAGTAAAAAATAAACGTTTACAAACGATCGAATTCGTAATATAATGAATCATCAAATCAAAAAATAAACAAGGAATAAACATCATGGCTAAGCTCAACAAACAACAACTTATCGAAGCTCTCGCAACCGTTGCTCACAACGCTTCACTAAGCGATTTGGAAGCGATGACCAGCAAAGAGTTAGGTGCGTTGCTTCAAAGCTCTCCAAAGCTATCCACACCGATCATGCTTGAGAAAGAAGTCGTTCAACTCGGCGAATTGGTTGAAATTACGGATGAGTCAATTGAGCATGACAAAGAGATGGCTCGTCAATGCAAAGACAAAAAGGACCTCGATTCGTTGCCTTTGGGTTACTCAATCATGAAAGAAGACGAAAACGCTTTCTACATTACAATGCCAAACGGTAAAGAGTCCGAGAACACCCACACTACGTATGCCTCGGCTCTCGCAGAAGCGATCGAAGATGCAAAGGCAAACCCGGCCCGAGTAGTGACAAAGAAGCGAGGTGAAGCGCTCCGTGTGGATAAAAAAGTGTCGGCAAAAGACAAAGCATACGATTTATTCAAAACGAATGCGGAACTCAAGTCAACCGAATTGTTGAATTTGGTTTGCTTAGAATTGTCAATGGATCGCAAAGTAGCATCTTCATACCTTTGTTATTACCGGAAAGAATATAACATTGTTGCAACTCGCGGTTTGACAAAAGAAGACAAATTGCTTGCATTTATCAATGACCAATTCTCATGCGATTTGAGTGAAGGCCAAATGAAAGCGATTTTATCTTCAATAAACGAAGATTAAGTGTTTACATGTTGGTTGGTTTGATATATAATGAATCATCAAATCAACTAACACTCAAAGGCTTCAAAATGTTTGAACTCACAATCATCAAAGAAAACGGCAACTTTATGGTATTTTTGCTTCACATCATTTGAAGCCTTTACGAGTGCTTGTGATCGCTATGCGGTTTCACATGGTGACTTGGTTTGGGAATTGGTAATCATTATCAACAACGTATGCTCAACATTCGAGGTATGACCATGACACAAGTGCTCAACATCAAAGACAATGAAGTCGATTCGACTGAAGTCCTACCCGCTCAAGCCGAAGTGCTATGGTCTATCTCAAAAGAAGCACTCCACACCATGGTACAAAGCGGTTGGTTGGTAATGACAATCGACATCGATATCGAAGCATGTACATATGGCGATGTACTACAACACCTTACGAATGGTGTAATCTTCTTTCGATGATAGTGACAATCAAGTGGGGCCATGGGGCCCTACGCGATGCGAATGGATGACGGACGCCGTCCGCACCCGATTCTCGTTATCAATTGGGAAACCCTCATTGGAGGGCATACTCAAATCGAGTTGTCAACGTAAATATTACCATCACTTCCCTCACTCAATAGGTATTGATAGACGTTATCAATGGGGCGGGAGGGGGGGGGGGGCGAGCCAAGCGGGCTGCCGGACGCTAGTCGCATTCAATTTTTCAATCAGTTCACTTTGTACTATCTAATATATCGTATCCTAATTTTTCTAGATCACTCCATTAATCATCTAATATACTTTCATCCTCCAGATTCCTCCAATAGCTCCTATCAGTATCTAACATATTTATCGACACTCTAGCTACTCTGAATCGACATAAAGCTTTACTTCCCTGTGTGGAAGTGATATAATAATCACATCTTAAGGAGCTTATATGGAATTGTATAAGGTAAGTATTAAGCATTATTTCAATAATAAATATGGGTTTTTAAAATGGAGAGTTTAACATGATTAAGATCAAAAGTATCCGTGAGCTTGAGGATAACCTGCAGAGTATTGAAACTGCTTTACGCATTCTCAAGCGTGTTAAAGACGAGCAAGTTGATGTGCAGTCGCTATACACAATTGCTTCTCAGTTAAACCAGGCAAATAATTATGTTAACCAGCTTATTGGTGCGTCTATAAGCTACCGTCTTGTAAAGGTTGTTGTATCATGAAATATCAATATGAAAAGTATCGTGGCAAGTGTAAAGAGTACTGCGATGCTGCAGTTGCTGCTGATTCCACACTAACACTTGTCCGCGGTCATTACTGGTGGCCAGTCTGGGATCGCAATGAGGAGCACTGGTGGACTACTCGACCTGATGGCACTATCTATGATCCTACTGTCGAGCAGTTCCCTTCGCTAGGTTGTGGTGAGTACACTCCTTTCAATGGCATTGTCGAATGTGCTCAGTGTGGAAAAGAGGGTAAGGAGGAGGAAGATTACCACCCAATGGGCAATTACATTTGTTGCTCAAGTGAATGCTGTGCGTCTAGTGGGGTTACTATAATGTTTTTAATTAATATTGATATTGCTTATCATAGTAATAACTCACAAGGCCATTTGTACAAAGCTTTTGTGAAAGACGCTTGTGATAAGATTGGCATAACTTTGATTGACGGTAATATTTCACTATGGGGTAGTAGCAAAGCTGTTGCCTCTAGTAGGCAACTCGCCTTACTTAGTGCTGCTGATCCTGGTGTAATTAGCGTAGAAGTAGTCGATGAGATTAACTCACCGGCTTCTGCTGCAGAACTACCTCAGATCGTAAATGATATGGTAGCTAAGCTTGAACAAATCTCTTCTGCATATGGTAACTTTAACGGCCGATGCGAAGTACATATGCCAGGTAATGAAGGTGCATGCTCAGATGTGCTACAAGAGTCCCTCAATAAAGGCTGGCGTATTACCTCCGCTCAACCACAGCCTGATCCGCGTCGTCCTGACTATATCCTTGGCCGATATCCTTGGCCGATTTGATCCCGACCACGGTCCTTATAGCAGTCATTAGGTAAAAAGACGACCATGAGAATAGTCAGAGCTGCTTGCCCTCAGCGGCCTCCTTGGGCTAAATGGAAGGTGTACATGGACGATGGTTCAATCTGGTACTATGAAGGCTCTCCTGTAAATGATGAAGCAGGTCCTCTGTGTGGAAGAAGGAAACAAATCAAATGAAATACATTATGTTTGAAACAGTCAAAGATAACCGTAAGCCAATTATGATCGTATTCCCTAAGTGTATTGAGCACTACAGGATTGCTGAAGCAATAGCGTTCTTACGTGAAGGTTCAACATACCAGTGGGAACGCGCTAGCTATACGCCAGTATCTGCTGGTTTTACTGATGGTACTGCTTGCTTTGGTCGAAGTGAGACACTTAACCTTTAGCTCTCGTCCTACTGATGCCAAGTTTCTACCTGGTGCACCTGAGGTCATTCCTTTCCAACTTGATGAACCTTACGGAACAATACCATGAGCTATATGGAGCAGAAAGCACAAGAACAACTTGAAGGTGGTCTACACACCTACGAAGCAATGGCCTCTCGCATTGAGTTCCTAGAACAGTCACTAATAGCTATGACCCGTGGCAGTGTAGAGGACTTGCGTGAAAGGCTTCACAAGCAGTTTCGTAATCGTGGTTATGTGACTAATGGTCAAGCATCTGACCAGGCTCACGATGTTCTGGTTATTCTTGGGCTCGCAGAACCTGATGAAGATGATGACGAATAACGTAATTGAACTTGATGCCCACAGACCTCACAATGTCGTTCATATCGAATGTGAGTACTGTGGCACAATTGGGTATTAGTTATACCTATTGGAGCATCATTTGGAGTCTGTCCTGCATGTACCAAACAGGTTGAAACTGTGTTATAATGTATTCTTACTAAGGAGAAATACGTGGCTTTCTTTCGGTTTGTTAACAGCAATAATATTACTCAAGTTATCAATACGGATCACGTAGTCAAAGTGGTAATTACTGGTAACGGCCCTTTCGACGCAGGTATCTGCTTTAACTGCGCTGAGAATGACTTCTACTACGTTTGCTACACGTGAGAAGCTTAATGACTTCCTTCGGCAGTCTACTGGTCATACATTATGAGCGTAACGGCTAAGGTAAGTGTGACTGTTACGCTACTAGGTCTTGGTTTCTGGGGTGAAGAGTGTACAGTCGGTCAAGTACGTAAGCAGGCTTCACTAGAAGCTATTAGTAAACTGCGTAAGTTGATCGGCGATCAAGATATTAATGTTATAACCAACTCAATCAGTGTTGATGTTATGTTCCTTACGGTGACAAAATGAGTCTATTTACAGACGATGTAAAAGAAATTGGCGATCTATTCCCTGAGCTTGCTGGGCTTCCACACATAGTACAACTTTCAAAGCACTATTACGATATCAAAGACGATAGTACCATTGTCTTCCCAGTAGCTGGTGAGCTTAAAGAAGATGGTGTCTATGGTTTCGTAGTAAAGCATGAAGGCCAGGTGTACTTATTCGGTCGCTCAGGTTTACGTCTTACAAATGTTGACTTTATTGCTAAGCGCTTTACTGATTGCGCTGATGGTACTTACCATGGTGAAGTTGTTAATGATAACTGGTCTCTTGAGAAGTTATCTGGTGCTACTTCTCCTGCTCGTGTTAATCCATTGGAGCAGGTAGATGCAGTAGACTTACTGTATTACGGCCATATTCGCTTATTTGACTTTATATCGATCGATGAGTTTCGTGCTGGTATATCAAAGACAGCTTACGAGGATAGAAGAAAGCGACTTACAGTCTATAACCACTCAGGCGAGTGTGAAATTAAGCACATACTTCTCCACACAGTAGAAGAGATGCTTACACATGCGTCTGAATTGTCTTCTAGTGGCCTTGAAGGTGGTTGCTATAAAGAAGTTAACGGTGACTGGAAGCGAGGTCGTCGTGACCATCGGTCTATTAAGGTTGTCTCTGAGGTCTCCTTTGATCTAGAGTGTATCCGTGTGGAAGACGGCAAAGGTAAACGAGCTGGCATGGTTGCAAACATGTTCTTCCGTTGGAAGGGTGGATTAGAGTTGAAAGCTGACATGGGTAAAGGCTACGGCAATGTTGAGCGTATTGCTTTATACTTGAATCCACCAATTGGTAAGATCTTTAGGGTTACGGCAATGAAAGAATCATCAGTTAATGGTCTACTTCGTAAAGCAAAAGTAAAAGAGCTACGCGAAGACAAATTGGTGCCAGACTTCTAGCCATATACAGAACTATTGTACCAGCGTATAATCCCTACTAAGATCAATTTATCCTAGTAGGGATTTTTTTCATCATGGCTACACCAAACAAAAAAACACTTGAAGACCGCGTCGATGCAGTGTCATCTATCTTTGCTGCTTCTGGCTACAATCCTTTTGAGTCTGCAGTAAACCAAGCCATTCGCTTGCAGGCACGTAATAAAGATATTATGTCACAAGGTAAAATTGATGTCGATTGTGAAAAACTTGAGATGGCAGTTAATTCTGATCTGTGCAAGTATATCTCACCTCAGCTCAAGTCTGTTGAGTTGTCTGGCCAAGTTGATTCTACTATTACTGGTGGTGTCACCGTCAATTTGGCAGTAGGTAATGCGCAAGCTGTTGCATCTTTCCTTGTGGATAACTAATGGAACTAACGCTTCCACCATTGACTGATAAGCAAGGTGAAGCATTCAGCGCTATTGGTACTGAAATATTGTACGGTGGTGCTGCAGGTGGTGGTAAGTCTCACCTTATGCGGATTATGGCTATCATTATTGCTTTAATGATCCCAAATGTGCAGATTTATCTATTCCGCCGTAAATATGCCGATCTGTACGCAAATCATATGGACGGTCCATCCGGCTTTATGGTAATGCTATCACCACTTGTTAAAGCCAAGAAGTGCAAGATCAATACAGGTGATAATGAAATTATCTTCTGGAATGGTGCTAAGATTCACTTATGCCACGTTCAGCATGAGAAAGATCGGTATAACTATCAAGGTGCCGAGATTCATGTATTATTAATCGATGAGCTCACACACTTTACAGATGTGATCTATCGTTTCTTACGCAATCGTGTACGACTCGGTGCATTGAAAGTGCCACAAGCAGCAAAAGACTTATTTAATAGTCGCTTTCCTATGATCTTTTGCGGCTCTAACCCTGGTGGTGTAGGCCATGGATGGGTAAAGAGAACGTTTGTCGATTCAGCGCCACATGGTAAAGCACATAAGACAGTTAAGAAAGAAGGTGGCATGCTACGCCAGTATATTCCTGCTAAGCTTTCAGATAATCCTATTATGGCTATTACCGACCCAGAGTATGCTGATCGACTATCTGGTCTAGGCTCTCCTGCTTTAGTTAAGGCTATGCTAGAAGGTAGCTGGGATATTGTTGCTGGTGGTGCATTTGATGATATTTGGGATCCTGATAGTATGATCCTACCACGCTTTAAGATCCCACTGGGCTGGCGCGTGGACAGAGCGTTTGACTGGGGTTCAACACACCCATTTAGTGTAGGTTGGTGGGCTGAGACTAATGGTGAAGAAGTAGAAATGCCTGATGGCTGCATACTGATGCTACCTGCTGGCTCCTTGGTGCGCTTAGCTGAGTGGTATGGTACTAAAGAGATTGGTACAAATGAAGGTCTTAAGATGTCAGCTAGATCAGTTGCTGAGGGCATCATTGAACGTGAAGAGAAGCTATATGGACAAGGTTGGATTTGCACTGATGTAGCCTCAGGTCCTGCGGATAACCAGATTAGAAATGTTATTGAATACGAATCTGACTCCATTGAAAAGAAGATGGCAGATAAAGGTGTTCACTGGACTGAGTCGGATAAGAAGGCCGGTAGTCGTGTAAACGGATTACAGTTAGCACGAGACCGTATGCAAGCGTCTACTACTAAGGATGGTCCTGGACTATACTTTATGGACAACTGTGTAGCAACAATTCAGATTCTCCCTATTCTTGCACGGGATGAAAATAACTCAGAGGATATTGATGGTGACCAAGAGGATCATATCTGGGATGAAGTACGCTATCGTGTGCTTGCATCTAGTAATAGAATTGCAACATCAATCAAATTAAGGGTTCCAACATGACCACAAGTGCAGTTACCAATATTTGCCCAGACGTCGTTAAACGTCTATATGCGTGGACACTTATCCGCGATGCTTTGGATGGTAGTGAAGCGATCAAGCGTGCTAATACTAAGTACCTACCTCAGCCTAACCCATGTGACCTTAGCGAGACTAATAAAGCTCGTTATATAATGTATGTGATTCGCGCTGTATTCTACAATGCGACTGGTCGTACACATCACTCATTAGTAGGTCAAGTGTTTGCTAAGCCAGTAAAGTATAACTTACCAAAAACTATTGAGAAGTACAAGAACAATATTGATGGTGCAGGTGTTAGTCTAGACCAGCAGTTAAAACAAACCGTAGGCTATGCCTTGGCTTATGGCCGTACAGGCCTACTTGCCAACTTTACATCTACGAATGGTGCGACCACTGAACAGTTAGCTACTGGTGCAGCTCGGCCAGTGATTAAGACTTACTCACCATTCGATATCATTAACTACCGTGTGGATGATGATGGTGGTCTAGTAATGCTTGTACTTAAAGAAATGTACCAAGACTCAACATCAGAGTTTGCAGTTAGCTCTAAGCCACAGTACCGAGTGTTGCGAAACTATGGTGGTATGGTAACATCTCAGATTTATCGATTTGATACGTCAAATAACTTATCGGAGTCTGAACAAGAAAATGTTATTATTGGCGCAGATGGTAAGCACTTTACTGAGATTCCATTCTGCTTTATTGGCTCAGAAAATAATGATGTATGGACTGACATTCCACCATTATACGACTTAGCTGAGCTTAATATTGCACACTACCGAAACTCAGCTGACTTTGAAGAGTCATCTTACATTTGTGGCCAGCCCACGCCATACGTGACTGGACTTACCCAGGCTTGGGTAGATACAGTGATGAAAGGTGTACTTGAGTTAGGCGCACGTGCAGTTATTCCTTTACCTGCTGGTGCAACAGCAGGTCTCTTGCAGGCAAGCCCTAATAACTTACCTAAAGAAGCTATGGAGCACAAAGAGCGGCAAATGGCTGCTCTTGGTGCTAAGCTAGTTGAAAAGAAAACTGTTGAACGTACAGCAACAGAAGTTAAGACTGATGAAGCTGCTTCAGTGTCTATTTTAGGTTCTGTAACAGCTAACGTTGAATCAGCCTACATGAAAGCATTGGCATTTGCTGCAGCTTTCTCAGGTGAGACATTACCTACTGACGCATTACAGATGAGCACTGATTTTGATATTAGCCAAATGTCTGCAGGTGCCCGTCAACAGCTTATGCTTGAGTGGCAAGCAGGTGGTATTGTATTTAGTGAGTATCGTGATGCTCTGCGTCAAGCAGGTGTTGCAACACTTACTGATGATGAAGCACAGGCTGAACTAACAAAGACACCTCCACCTTCTCTAGCAATAGCGCAAGAAGCCAGTAAGGCTAAGTCTGACCGGCAAGGTGTAGATAACACTAAGTAACATTTAGGTTACAATAACCGTAGATAACGTAATGGGAATAATTATGAATGAGTCATCGCCGGACAGAGTAGTGGACGCAGTTCACTGGGTAGATTTATTAGCTACCATGCCAGGAGTGAGTAGTATTTTAATTCAGAATAAAGGTAAATCACCTTTACAGTATTATGCGTCTGAAGTACCACCTGACCAGATGGCTAGAAATGGGTTACTTTTATACCCAGGAGCAACTATGTCAATCGCTCCTACCGAAACTGTAAAAGGTTGGGTTAAGGTGCTTGGTATGCGTAGTGATGTACTAACAGAATTAACACTTGCCATTGTAATTACAGGCAGGTAGTTATTGGCCAATAGTGGCCAATTTACAGGAGTGCATTATGCTACCTGGAGAGCTAGACCTGTCACCCCCATGGGTGTCAGGAACACTGAAGATGGAGAGTAATACTATGGCCGAACATCAGCCCAGTATCACACTTGCAGAGCACGAAGAGATGTCAGAGCATCGTGCACACAAGATCAAGCGTGCTGTAAAGGACCTTGGTCACAAAATTAATATCTTTAAAGAAGGCAGTGACGGTATGGATAGCGTAGCAGCAATTTTGCCAGCAATCATGGCAGCACAAAAAGACGGTTCTGGTTCAGCGGTTGGCGCAGGGGCTCTTGGTTTCGTCGCGGGTGCAGTATTGGGCGGTCGTGGAGGCCTCTTAGGCGGCGCTGGTGCAGTTGCTGATGGTGGTTGTGTTACGCCTACTCAACTTACAACAGCACTTTCTGGCGTTACTGATACCTTGCAGAACTCTGCGCTGCTAACAGCTATTGGTAATACTACCTCTGCTGTGCAGTTAGCCGAGTCACAAACACAGTTGGCATTAGCCGGTGCCATGTCAGAGTTGACTTCTGTTAACACCACTAACCAAGCAGCTAACGCTGCAGGTCAAGCCGCGATTAATAAAAATATCAGTGAAGCAATTGCAAGCGCTTTAACTGGTCAAAATAACATTAATCAAAATGTTTCTGCACAAGCTACTTTGAACTTGATTGCAACTAAAGAAGCCCAGTTTGCAAATCAATTAGCAGTTTCAAACAGCACAAAAGAAATTTTGGCTGCATTGAACGATCAAAATATGGCTAATCTGCAGCGTCAGCTTACTGTTGCCGAGTCTGCTCTTGCAGAATCACGTAGTGCTTCCCGTGAGCATGTCAATACCTTGACAATCACAAACACAAATACCAATACCGCAACTGCGATTGCTGCACAGCAACAATCTCAAGCACAACTGCAGGCTATCCTGCAGCTTGCTGCCCAAGTACAAAACTGCCATGCAGAAGTTCAATCTGTACGTCAAGGTCAGGTAACGTTTAATAGTGGTACAATGACTGGTGCAGGTAATCAAACAGCAGCAAATACTAAAGTTGCTTAATAGCTAACTAACAAGAGGGAGGACGCTCCTTCTTCTACTTTATTGAGGTCTCTATGTTAGACGATCTACTATTAGGTAAGCAAGTGCTTACTGCTGTTGGCGGTTGTATTAATGAGGAAGAGCAAGAGATTCTATCAGAATTCAGAAGTCATATGCCTGCTTTTATGTCCACACAGGACGGTAAGGACGCAGTGCAGTTATTATGTGCTGAGTTTATAAAGTATCTAGAGGTAACTGTAGGGACTGAATAATGAGCCTATTTACATCAATTAAGCTGATAGTTGTGTCCTTATACCTATGGGTTACCTTTGACCTAGTGTATGGGCTATCTCACAACGCTCGCAGTATATTCTATGGTACAGTAGGGGCCATGTTTGCCTTATTCTATCCAAAGAGCCTTGTTAAGAGGCTGATTGACCATTTAAGCTAATAACCCGCTAATACTGCATACATCGGTAGGCTTTAAGCTGTATAATCTTCATTGATTGTGTCCAGTGGACACTAACCTTGGAATCTGCAACGTGCCTAAATATACTGATGAAGCTAACGTCGTGTTCGACACTGGTGATGTTACTATCAAAGAAATTCAAGACGAAATCAAACGCCTGCAGACGCATAACACTACGCTACTTGGTGAAAAGCGTTCTGAAGCAGACAAGCGTCGTGTAGCTGAAGAAGCTACAGCGTCAGCAGTAGCTGAAGTTGTAACAGTTAAGTCTTCTGTAGAAGCTGAATGGACCACTAAGATCACTGCTAAGGATGCTGAGTTAGCTGCCGCTTCTACACTGGCTGAGAAGTATAAAACATCTGCGCTTAGCTTAGCTATTGACTCGCCGGCGCGTGAACTTGCAACAACGCTTACTACTGCACCAGACTTAGCTCTTCCACACATTAAGTCACGCCTATCTGCTGAAATTGGTGCTGATGGTAGCATTGTTACTAAGGTATTAAGTAAAGACGGCAAAGCGTCAGATATGACCCTCGATGCACTGATGGCTGAGCTTATTGCAGACCCAAAGTTGACTCCAATTATGAAAGCCAGCCAAGCTAGTGGCGGTGGCGGCGGACCCCGAGGTGGTAGTGGTCATCAGGCCAGTACCAAACCAAAAACCGAAACAGTTGCTGAAGCTACAGCTCGTCGTATTGCTGAACGTGCTGCCGCTGGCAAATAAGGATTCAAAATGGCTTTGTCTGATCTGCAAGTCTTCCAAGAGGAAGCGTATACAGCAATGGTGGAAACTCTCCACATTAACATTGATCTGTTTAATCAAGCTACACAAGGTGGCCTAATTCTAGCACCTGCTGTTCATATGGGTGACTTCTCTACTGAAACCTTCTGGAAAATTACCGAAGGTCTGGTACGTCATCGTGACCCATATAAGAAAGATGGTTCCGTCCCTTCGAAAGAACTTTCGATGGGTACAAAAACGTCTGTTCGCTACGCATCTGGTACGCCAGAACTGCGTATGGACGCTACTTGGATGAACTGGATTCAACGTGCACCTGTTGAAGCAGCCATCGTATTTGGCCGTCAGCTTGCTGAACAACGCCTACGCGATCAGTTATACACAGCGTTAGGTTGCTTTATTGGTGCTGTAAGCTCACATGGTAAAATGGTTTATGACCATGGTGCCGCTGCAGGTGCAGAAAATGACGGTAAAGCTTGCTTGCAGGCTATGCTACGCGGTGCAGCTAAATTTGGTGATGAAGCAGACAATGTAAACTGCTGGGTAATGTCGTCTAAGTCTCAAGTTGACATCTACGAGCAAACACTTTCAAATGAAAACCGTTTATTCAGCTTCGGTAACGTTATTGTAAACTCTGATGCGCAAGGTCGTCCGATCATCTCTACAGATGCGGCTCCTCTGTACGTAGCAAGTCCTGACGCAGGTACGACACCAGATAAATACTACCTGTGTGGACTTACCTCAGGTGCTATTGTTCTTGAGCCAAACAATGACTTTAATGCTGCTACCAATAACCTAACTGGTAATGAAAATATTAAGACTACCTACCAGGCTGAGTGGTCTGAGCAGATCGGTATTAAGGGCTTCACCTGGGATACAGCTGCTGGTGGTAAGAACCCAGACTATACCAAGCTTACTACCGGTTCAAACTGGGACCAGGTAGATGGTCTAAACGATAAGACTATTGCTGGCTGCCTTGTAATTACAAAGTAATGCAGTAGCTTTAAGACAATGGGAGCTACGGCTCCCATTTTTTATAGGTGATACCATGATTATTGTAGAAGATGGTACAGTAGTGGACGGTGCTAATAGCTACGCGTCTGTTGCTCAATTACTCATGTATATCATGACTCGATACCCTGAGGACACAATTACTGTTCCACAGTGTGAGGCACTATTGCTCAGAACTATGCCTTTCATTGAACAGTATAACTTTAAGGGTTATCCTGTTACGCCTTTCCACACAGTTAAATGGCCAAGAAAAGATATTTGCTTCTTACCGTGTGTCATGTGGCCTGAAGGTAAGATCCCACCTCAGCTAGTAGAAGCTCAGCTTAGCCTTAGCCTTGGCATTCACCTAGAAGGCGATGAGGCTATCACACCTCCACAGAATATTCGCCGGGAGAAAGTAGGTCAGGTTGAAGTAGAGTTTTACTCTAATGGTGGTGTTGGTACTGAGTCGGTGTATCAGCAACAAGCCATTGCAGCATTACGGCCTTTCACTGACTACCTTAGAAGCATCCGTGTATGAGTGTCAAGATAACACGTAATGGCAATTATGTTAAGGCGCTTAGCCGATATGATAACTTGCCAACATTACACCTTGGGGTTACAAGAAAGAACTCTCCTCGTGATGACGATACCACTAATGCTATGCTACTAGGCTACCACCAGTTTGGTACAGAGAATATGCCGGCACGTAGGCCTCTTAATGTGCTTAAGACTGATAAAGGCTTTAGGGATGCTCTTCGTATTGCCGTTAAGCTTGCTGAGCCAGGTGTGATGAAGCTTGCGGGTGTCTACGGTGTGGATGCCATCAAAGGTGCAATAATGGCTGGGCTGTCTCCGGCAGTAAAGGCAAGTACAATTGATGACAGGCGTGAAAGTAAAGACCCTACACCTCTTATCGACACAAAGCAGTTTATTAACTCAATTAGTTTTGAGGTTAAAAAATGACAATGCTTAAACCTAGTAGACTACTCCTTAAGAGTCGGTTTACACAGCTATACAAGGTACGTATCAGAGACTTTACCCGTGAAGACGATGGGTCCGGCACTGATTTGTATATAGAAAAGAAAGATGTAAGAATGTCAATCCAGCCACTTGACAAAGCTAACGACGAGTTAAAGTCGTATGACTCAGGCGAACGCGTGCAAGACAAGGCCGTATTTTATACACAGATGATTCTCAATGCTGGAGACATGTTTTTCTTTGATAACTCCTGGTTCAGGGTTACTAAACCAAACTATAGAGGTGCGTATGGATTCAGTGACGGTGAAGGCACTAGATTTACAGGGCCTAATACTCCTGGTTCAAAAGGCTTTGTCGTTACCTGAGGGCTCTGTACGGTTGTCTAATGAAGCCTTCCCATCAGGCAATGAGCCGTATGTTACGATAGAGCAGCATACTGATATACGGACAACATCAACTGCAACAAAGTTCGATCCCATTAAAGAGATTACTACTTTAACCACTAGTAAAAATACCACTTTATCGGTCAATGCTTATGGTGCTAATGCTTTTGCGTTATTAAATAAGCTTAGGGATTTACTTTCAGCAGCGCCTATGATAAAATCAGGACTTAGAAAGCTCGGGTTAGGCGCTCTTTCTTTTTCTGCAGTCAGAGATATTTCTGCGTGGGCTCCGCCAAGTTTTGAGCATAGAGCGGTATTTGAGGTTGAGCTCTTATATGTACATAAAATCAATGTAGATACTAAGCGACTTGAGCGGATTGATATTAATATTAACGGTATTGAGTGTTCCGTGGGGATAGACTAATGACTTTACCAATTTCAGAAGTTGTAAACGTAAAGCTGAGTAATGTACCAACAGCTGAGTCACAACGTAACTTCGGCATGCTGGCTCTGCTGTCCAGTGAGTATAAAAACTCACAAGTGAAGGACGAGCCTTACGTTATTGTAGCAACGCAGGATGATGTTGATCTTGCCTTTGGTACCAACTCAAAAACTGCGGCTGCTTGCCGTCCGTTTATGAGTCATACACCACGACCATCAACATTAGTTATTGGTCCTATTGATCGTACACCTAAGGCATCTGCATCTGCACCAGCGACTAAGTCCACACTAACAAGCGGTACTATTACTGACTTTTCAGCTATCCAGGATTTAGGCGCAGACGCGCAACTTACCCTATTGATTAACGGTACACTGCGTACTGTGATTGATCTTGACTTCACAGATGCTGATGATGTGGCAAAGACTGTTGCAGTATTAGCACCTAAATTTGCAACATACGCAGTTGTGTCAGCGCTTGTTGGCAAGATTGTATTTACTGCAGTAACTGCAGGCTTTGGCTCTATTGATGCTACACCTACTGAAGCAGCGCCAAGTGGTAAAGATTCTTACCTTGCACTTATGCTGTCATCTGGCCTAGGTGCCGTTGTTGTAGCAGGCAAAGATGCTATTCCGTCTGGTGCACCTGAACAGACTGAGAATGAGGCTATTGAAGCCTTTACTCAAGTCTATCCTGAGTGGTATGCTATGACATTTGTTGAGAATATTCTCACTGATGAGGCTATCTTTAATACTGGTATTTATATCCAGTCACTTGATAAGCGTATTATGGGCTTGTCTACAAGTAAGGCCGGTCACTTAACTCCTGATGGTACAAACCCCTTCAAGAAGCTATTTGATGCTTTAGCTAACCGCACTTGTGCAGTTTACCATAAGTCAGAGCCTTACGCGCATATGGCTGCTCTTGCTGAAATGTTGGCTGTAAACTTTGAAGGTACAAAGACTGTTAAGACTCTGAAGTTCAAGACTGCCACAGGTGTTGTTTCAGATAATCTTGATATCACTACAGCTAAAAAAGCCTTTGCTCTCGGTCTGAATGTTTACACGTACTATGGCAGCTCACCGATGTTCTCTGAAGGTACGATGATTGGTAAGAATCGTTACTTTGATGAAATTCATTGGCTTGACTGGCTTGTTGATGCTGTTCAGAAGAATGTGTTTAATGCCTTATACCAAACACCTACACAAATTGATTTAACTGACGCTGGTACTGCTAAGCTTCTTGCACGTGTAACTGAGATTGCTGAAAAAGGCGTTGGCAATGGCGGTGCAGCCCCTGGTGTATGGCGTATTGACGGCTTTGGTACATTACAGCGTGGTGACTTCCTTGAAGAAGGTTATTATGCTTGGGCTGACACAGTTGCTAACCTGTCAGACACTGACGTTGAAAACCGCAAGGGCCCTACGATGTACCTTGCTATCAAGCGTGCTGGTGCAGTTCATAAATCAGAAGTTATTATCGGCTTTAGCCGCTAAAAGGACGTATTATGTCGATTTTTGATCCTTCACAAATGTCAGTCATCATTGATGGCCGAGCTATCACTACTTGGGGTGAGAAGGGCGATATGCTCACGCTTACTCCAGGAGTACCTGCTGGTACTTACACAATGGGCGCTGACGGTAAAGGGGTCTTTGTTAATGATCCTGATAAGTCAGCCACTCTTGTACTTAACTTGCCGCAGCACTCGCCTGACAATAAATGGCTTATGCAGCAGCAAGCTATTCAGCGGAACTCAATCCGTAGCTTTGTCCCTAAGCGTCTTGAAATTAAGGACTTGCTCAATGATGACGTAGTGACAGCATCTAAGGGTTATTTTACAGAAGTGCCACCGTATGCCCGTGGTACCAATGCTAACAACACTGTGTGGACTCTTGTCTTTGAGTCACACTCACAGAATCTTGCAGAAGGGTTTGGTAACTAATGGAAATTACTCCACTTGATGTTAATGATAACAAAGCCACACTGGTGATTGACGGTGTATCTTATATCTACTCAATGGCAAATGCAGAACCTGCTTACAAAGCGTTTAAGGCTGCATGTGCGGTTATTAAGGACGCAAGCAAGGACTCTGATATTCTTGCAGTAATCGCAAGTAATATCGGTCACCCAGCTATTGATAATTGTGAAAAGCTTGTTCGCAATAACTTGGTTGTGTCTGTACCAAAAGATAACGGTGAAGTAGAGACCTTTAAGGTTAACGACCGATTTGACTCTCACTTTAATAAGCACCGTAAGCATCTGCTTGTTGTTATGTTTAATGGACTAAAGTACCAGTTCGGGGATTTTTTCGACATGAGCGGGCTTGGCCTGTAACCGATAAGGCAGAAAAGAACCAGTTCATAACGGACTGGTTCATTTTTGGTCCTATATCCGAAGGTTACTGCACGTTGCATGAGTTAAGAACAGTATATAACCTTGTAGACTTACTTCAGTTCAACAATGCTATGTACGAAAGGGCTAAGGCTGTTAAGGACGAGCAGAATGTCAACAACAATCGATGAGCTTCTTGTGTCAGTCAGAGTTGCCTTAACTGGTAACAGGGCAGCAATACTATCTCTACGTGAGCTAGAAAGACAGTTCAGAAATACCACACAAGCTGCTCAGCGTACTGATGGAGCTATCACCAATATTGGCCGTAATGGTGGCCTTCAGCATCAAGCCGGACAAGCGCTACAGCTTCTTAATCAGGTAGGCCACACTAATAGTGGCTTGCACATAATGCACACTCTTCTATCTAAGATTGGTGGGCTGGGGCCAACGCTAGCTGTTGTTGCAGGTGCCATTGCCGGCATGGCAGCGTTTAAGCTATCTGAGGAGGTTGCTGAATTAGAGAAGAAGAGAGTACAGCAAGACTTCTTATTTAGTGATACGCCAACAGGTGGGCCAGGTATGCGAAAGCGTGCCGATGAGCTAGGCCAAGAGTTTGGTAGATCAGTAGATGGCTTGACTGATGCTATTACATCCTTTAAGCTACAAAGTATTGATATTAATGAGAAGTTTTTGCCGGCTATGATGGCAGGGGCTGAGTCTCAAGGTCGTACACTTAAATCTGTTGCTTTAATGGTAGACGACGCTCTTGCTGGTCAAGGTAAACGTCTAAAAGAATATGGTATTTCGCAGTTAACTGGACCTAACGGCTACACCTTCAGAAAGTTTGGTATGAAGACCCAAACTTTTGGTAAAGAAGACCGCGAAGGCATGATTGATTACCTAGGTAAAGCCTTTGAGCAGCAGTATGGTGGTTTAGCAAAAGCTGCAGCTGATACTATTAGTGGTGACATGACTCGAGTCAGGAACTCGTTAGTAGAGGGTTCTACATCGCTATGGAAGACTTTTGCTAAAGGTGCTACTGATCCAATCTATGACGCCTGGCATAATATTGCTAATAGGATCTCTGAGTGGCTTAAAGACCCTTCAGTGCAAGCTGCACTTGTAAATATTGGTCGTGGTATTGGCGAGGCTATTTATCTAATAGGTAAGGCTGTAGAGCTTATCGGTGTGGTTATAGGTAAGTTAACACCTGTGCTAGATGTACTCTTTACTGCACTTGGTATCTTATGGGATATTTTTGGTGGTGGTATTAAGTATATTACTGCACTTCTTACTGGACAGTTTGCTGAGTCAGTAAAGATTTGGGATGAGTGGGGTGAAACAATTTACCTGAGCTTACAGCTTATTGTGCTTAAGTTTGTTAATGGTGTACTTGACCTTATCGAGCTCTGGGTTCCTGGAATGGACGAAGCTCGCGAGGCTACAACAAACTTTTTTGTTTGGCTAAGTGAAGGTTTTGGTGGAGCAACTGGCGACATAGACGATATGTTTACAGAGTTTAAACGTGCTACTCTTGCCGCTGAAGTAGAATTTATGCAGTGGATTGAGGGTTTACTCGGCCAGTTCTTTACTCTGCTAGAAACTAAGTGGAATGAGGCAGGTGCATTTGTTTCTAGTACTATCGATAATATTGAAGAAAGTGTTACATCCTTACTAGTCGGTTTTAGCAATGGTATTACAGGTGTGTTCACTGATATTATTACCTGGCTAAAGGATGCGTTTAGCTTCTTTACTGATACATCAAATATTCCAGTAATGACTGGTGGCCGTGGTGGCGGAGTAGTGTCTAATACTAATGTAAATGCTAACTATAGTATTACGGCCCCGACAGTTGAGGCTGGTATGGCCTCTGCAAGAATTAATACAAGTTACTTATACGGGTGAGTTTATGATCGGCATTTCAGACTTTTTTAGTGAGGTAGCAGTATCAAGAAAAATTGGTACGTTTAGGCTTGATGCTACTGTTGAAGAGTCCCATCAGTCCACACTGAAGACTACAAAGAACCCTATTGAGTCTGGTGGTGTAATTGCCGATCATGCTTATTTAGAGCCCCGCCAGTTAACTGTTCGTGGTATTATAGTTGACTATGAGGTTGTGTCAAATGTAATTAGTGCAGTTATGTCACCGTCTATGGAGAGTACAGTTGGTGTGCTTGGTGATGTTATTACCGGTGATTTTAACCCATTTGATCCAGCCACTCAGGATAAACTTTTAAACGATGCTGGTATATTTGCAGGTGACTACGCAATTGGTGCAGTTCGTAATATTGCACCATGGTTGCCTAATCTAGTCACTAGAGCACTTGACCTTGGTGAAGCACCATCGCGTATTCGTAAGCAACTTGCTGAGTTAGAGTCTATGCAGGCTAGCGGTGAGATGCTTAAAATTAGTACCAAAGCAAAAGACTACACTAATATGGTGCTACAAGGCCTTGCTACGGTTACACGTAAAGACACAGTGCTTGAAGTAGTCTTATCTTTTGGTGAGATTCAAGTGTCTGCTGAGCAGTTGGTAACTTCGTCAGGTCTTACTGGAGGCGAGGCTGATATGCGTCCTAAGGGTGGGAAAGGTAAAGATGGTGATACTGACCCAACAGGCGACTCCGGTAAAGACACACGTGTGCCGCCTAAAGTTAATCATCAAAGTGTAAATGAGCGTATGCGAGGCCAAGTAGAGGCTGAGCTAGGTAAGCTAAAAGGTAGGATGGGATTCTAATGGCATTATACGAGCTTAGGGTTATTGATTCAACATTTCAAACGTTTAATACTCTTATCAATAGCATTAACTACCGAATTACTATAAGGTATTACCCAGTTATTCAGCAGTGGACAATTGACATATATAACTTGTTAGAGACTCGCTGGCTATGTCAAGGGCAGTGTCTAGCGTTAGGTACACCATTGCTATGGGAGTCTGCAGAGGATATTGTGTTTTTTATTAGTGATATTAGCAGTCTTGGTATTGATCCAGGACTAGCCACAGATATGACAAGCAGAATTATTTTATGGGCAGCAGACAATGACAAAGAAACTCTACGGGCGTTCGTTCCTTCTTGAGGTAGGTAATAAAGATCAGACGTTGATGATTGATGCATTACGTGTTAAGTTTAAGATTAAACGTGGTAATGTAAAAAGCCCTGATACAGCAACATTTGAAATTTATAATCTTAATATCTCACATCGTTCACTTATTACTGAGTCATTTAATCAAGTTCGTTTCTCAGCTGGCTATGGTGAGCTTGGCTTAATATACCTTGGGCAAATACTATCAACTGATATTACAAATAATAATGAGGGCGATATCATACTTAGGATTGTAACAGGTGATGGGGCTACTGACTACGCAAAGGCTAGTGTAGCTGTGGCCTTTGCTGCTGGTGTGGATGATAAAGATATTATTCAGCAATGCCTAGTAAATATGGAAAGTACTAATGGCTTGAATATTGATAAGTTATCAAGTGTTAAACTACCAAGAGGTAGTGTGATGTTAGGTCGTTGTAGGAAGTATCTATCACTTGCTGCTACTAATCAGAGCCGTGAGTGGAGTATATATAATAATGACCTTCGTATGTTAGAGTTTAAGTCAATTCCAGATGGTACAATTGTTTTACTATCAGAAAGAACTGGTATGATTCAAACGCCAAGTAGGACTAAGGATGGTATTGTAGTAAAGTGTCTGATAAATCCTGCTATTCAATTGGGAAGTCATATATCTTTACGATCAGCAGTAAATCCTGATGTTGACGGAGAGCTAAAAGTCATATATAATGAAATTGACGGTGACACAATGGGCGATAAGTGGGAAATGTCATTAATTTGTGTTAATGGTAAATTTAGCCCAATGAACCCAGAGAAGTTCCTTTTTAAGAAAGAAAAAAAGAAGGTAAATAAAAAACGTGGATGACCAACTAGTAGAAGCAGCCATTGCAGACTTTTCTAGGTATCTACACACTGGTATGCCCGGAAAAGCTGTAGCATGGAACAGCGAGCAGCAGACAGCAACTATTCGGCCAATGGTATACTTCGTTGATGGCGATGATCTTATAGTCATCCCAGACCTACCAGATGTGCTTGTTCAGTACCCTGGTTGTGGTGACTTGTTCTTAACTTTCCCTATTGATGTAGGCGCTGAGTGTCTAATTACCTTTTCTGAGCGCTGTATAGATAGCTGGTGGGATACAGGTGACCTTGGTGATGTACTTAGCATGCGTTTGCATGACCTATCTGATGGTTTTGCACACTTTGGTTTTAACTCTAAAGGTAGAGCAGTACCAAATCCAGATAAGGACGCGATTGCTATTAGAACGCGTGCAGGTAATGCTTTTGTAAAGGTTACCAAGGATGGTGAAGTAATTATTGACGGGACAAAGCTCACTGTCTTATGCCCTACTGAAATGATGCAGACGCAGAAAGTAGTGGGTGCAGTTACAATGGAGTCTACAGCTGATATCGTAGGCATAACAACAGTTAAAGCAGCTATTGTAGGTCAAGGTGGTATGGCAGTGAGTGGTGGTACTGGAGCCTCAGTGAGTGGTAATTTAGTCCACACTGACGGTAAATTAACATCTAACGGCATCAGTGTGGATGGTCACCACCATACAGAACATGATGGCCCTTCAACTAGTGGACCAATAGGATGAGAGCAGTTAGAAGTTTAGACTCAGCAGGCGACTGGACATTTGGTAATGGTCGTAGTAACTACTTAGTAGGCAAAGATGCTGTTTCACAGCGTCTTACCACTAGAATTCGACTTGTAACTAACGATTGGTTCTTGAACCTAGACATAGGTATTGACTACTTCTCTGCACAGCCATTTACTATTATTCAGCAAATTCGTGAAACTATACTTACTACTGATGGTGTTGTTGAGCTAGTATCACTTGACTCTAGCTATGACGGTGAAGAAAGAAAGCTAGTAGTCTCTGCTATCGTTAGAGATGAGCAAAACAATTTAATTGAGGTTACAACCTAATGGCAAAAGTAACAGGTGCTGGGTATATAGCTAGAACGCTACCAGAAATTATTGCTGACCTTACAGCCTTATTTAAGGGTGTGTATGGTAATGATATTAGTGTAGCGCCTGATACGCAGGACGGCCAGTTTATTGGTATTCTTGCGCAGATGTTTGCTGATTATGAGGAGCTAGGTGCCTCTATCTACCGTCAGCTTGACCCAAGCTCAGCTACAGGTCGTTGGCTTGAGCAACGTGCTGCCTATGTAGGTGTGTATCGTGACCGTGGGACTTCATCCACGCTGCCTGCAGTTCAGATTAATGGTGCTGCAAGTACACCAGTACCTAATGGCTTTACTGTAACAGATGCTAACTCAATAAGATGGATTATCGCTACTCCAGCTACTATTGGTCCAGATAACTTTGTATACGCTAATTTTTATAGTGAAGAGAAAGGCTCGTACTTAGTACCACCTGGTACGGATATGAAGACCTCTATCCAGATTCCTGGTATCACCAGCGTGGTTTCGACAGTTCCAGTTGTTGAAGGTAGCAATCGTGACAGTGACCCAATGCTACGTAATAATATGCTTGTACGTAAGTTAGGTGTAAGTTCAAACGTATGTACTCGTATTACTGATGCCCTTACTAAAGTTCAAGGTGTTGGCGTAGCAATTGCTTACGAAAATGTTGAAGATACGCCTGACTCAGTCGGATCACCTCCACACTCAATCTGGTGTATTGTTGATGGAGGCGATAGTACTGACGTTGCAGTGGCAATTCTTAACACAAAGACAGGTGGTGCCAAGCTACGTGGCGAGGTAAAGGTAACTGTTATTGATGATGATGGTATACCTAGACCAATTGCATTTGATCGCTTTACACCTGTAGCTATTGAAGCTAGACTTGCTATTGTGCGTAGTGAAGGTGTAATCTCAGTAGACGTTGCCTCTATCGAGAAAGCGCTACTTGACTATAAGCCACAAGCTGGCGAAGATGTGTATATCTCACGAGTATACTCTATTGTAAATGAGACACCTGGCTTTTGGATTAGAGAATTGTTAATTGGTAAAGTAGGTAACACGCCAGCAGCAAATAACGTTATAATCGGACCTCAGGAAGTTGTTAGATTCACCAAGGTAGATATCACAATGGAGTAGTATATGGGCTATGAGCAACTACTGGTTTGGCAGTATAAAGACAAGCCCAAGGCTCTAGCCCTCATGGAAGGCTTCTCTAAAGAGAGTGAGCTTTGGCAGAAAGCAGCTATTGACCTTATTGATTGTCTAGATATTGAAACAGCTGATGACAATAACCTTGATTTAGTAGGTGAGCATGTTGGCGTAAGTCGTTTTATGAAAGATGCTGTTCCACTTTACTTATTTGGGTTCCGTGCGCCTCTTGGTGGTTTCAGTAAAGGTGGAGTAGGTGGTGCCCGCTTCTGGCGTATTGGTAATAGGCTAGCTTCTAGCGTTCGTCTTGAAGACACTGAGTATCGCCTGATTATTAAGTCTGCTATTATTAAACTCTGGTCGACTAACACAATCCCAGGTTTACAGAAAGCCACTAATGCTCTACTTGGCCCGGGCTCAGCACGTGTGACTGATAATGAGGATATGAGTATTACTGTTGATATCCTACGCGGTGTGGCTTTGTTCGAACGCTTTGCATTAGAAAGTCTTGACATCCTACCTAGACCACCTGCTATCAAATTAATTTTAAATTTTACTGTTGAGAAACAATAATGGCTATTGCACCTCGTCCTAGCGATACACTCTTTGCTGCTGCTGCTCTACCCGGTGAAGTAGTTAGCTTTCCTGACTGGGCACGTGGCTGGGGCCTAACCTTTGACCCTGGTCAGACTGGTGGTGTTCCACCTATGGAGTGGTTCAATAGTACATATAAGACTTTAAACGAAGGTATCTTATATAATACTCAAACCGGTATTGCTCCATGGTCTGCAACAACTGACTACCCTTTGAACGCCTATACAAGTTATAACGGTGTAATGTATCAAGCTAAGGCCAATAGTAAGAATATAACTCCTGGTACTAATGAGGCCTACTGGGGCCCAGTTGTATTTTCAGGTGTGACTACTGGTGCTTTTTCTGCAGCAACAATTATATCTAATGGCAATGTAACAGCTGGTGGTGTCTTCAACTCAAACAGTTCTACACAGAACTCTGTTACAGGTAACCATGACTGGTCACAAGCAGTGTTCCACAGTTACGCACAAGGTTCACCATTAGATAGCAAAACTGCTTGGATCTTAGGTGCTTCTACACAGTATTCATCTGGCTATGCAATGATAAGCAAGATTGGTATTGCACGTGGCTGGATGTGGGACAATGATTTTGTATTTCAGCATACTGGGGAAGGTAACCATCCTGCAGGCGTGTTTAAAATGGGTAGCGATGGTACATTTAGAACAGCTAAGATATCGCTGGATAAGGATATTGATACTCAGATATCTAGTGATAATTACTCTATTTTATCGTTCCGAAGAAAGCAAGCTCAAGTCGATAGAAAGGTACTTGGTTCAATTACTTGGGATTCCTATCGTGATGCCTCTGACCCATCAAATGTAGCTGCTATATGGGCAGAAGGTGCTGGCACATCGGCCAATTGGGGTGAAATCCTCATGGGGGCAAGAGTTAATGGTGTTGCTGGGTTACCTACACCTACATTTAGGCTAACTGCAGACAAGTTATTCTTAGAGAATGTAGAAACGCAAAGTATTTACTCTAAGGCAACTAAATCCTCTGATACCAACTTAGCTAGATATACGCAAGAATTGGACTTTGATGGTGTCTCTACTCACCTTCGTTGGAAAAACTACGGGAGTAAACACGTAATATTCGATGCAAGTGCAGGCAAAGCACCTGACGGAAGAACTTGTAATGTAAAAGATGCAGAGATACCTTGGTCGCAGATTCCAAATACTCCTACACTTATGGGCCATGCAGACGCCGGTGCAACATATGGTGTTCGTGTAGACTCAGCTAGACAGGCAGATGTACTAGGTACGTACTGCTCAGCAGTAACTAATGGCCTACAGGTTCAAGGTGCGCAGCCTATGGTTGAGTGGCATAAAGTAGGCGTTAAAGCTTATATGTCATATATTAACATTAATAATGACCTTATAATTGCAGAAACAGGTGGTAACGGTGAGCAACGTGGCCAAAACCTTTATACTTTTGCTCAAAATGGCTCATTTGGTGCTGTAGCAGGGCTTTGGTCTAATGGCGATGTAGTCGCATATGCAGGTGTACCAGCTAAGGAAGTCACTTATCCACACACAACAAGGGTTGCTCTCAGTCCTGACGGGTTTGGCTTAGTGGATATTATCGAGAAGATGGCTGAAGAGATTGCTAAGCTATCAGCAAAGGTCGCAAAGTTGGAAGCTAAATAATGGGCATCTTACTTAGAGAAGAATCAGAGGGCATTGATACATATGTAAAGAGAATGCTCTCTGATAGTAATATGCGTACTCTGCCTGCATCTGGACGTATTTCTGCAAGTCAGATTAATACTGAGTTAGGTAGGCCAGCAACAAGTAGGCTAGCTCTTAGTGATCCACGTGTAAGATTATTGGCAGAGATGCCACCTACCGGAAGGATTGCTTATTCTGACTTATATGGAAAAAGTAATCTTAAGTTAACTGGCAAACACTTAACTGTTGATATGCGTCAATATGGTAACTCTGTTTGTTACTGGAATGTAAAGACAGGTGGATTCTCCGCACCTGGTACAGACGTATACTCCGTGTGGACTAGCCCAGAGTCTAAGGTACGTATTGACCTTTGCTCTCGTGCTAACGTGGTTGGTTGGGCAACAGGTGGTTCTGTTGGTAATGGTTACACAATTCAGCAGCCTACTCCTGAGAATGGATGGCAGTGTATTTACCAGTGGACAGGTTCTGACCACTTTGCAGGTCACTTAGCACTAGACGCTTGGGTAGAGTAATTGTAAACAACTGTAGGTATATTATGGACAACCATGTAGTACTAGCATACCTTGCAGGTATTGGTGCTACCATGGGTTTAGGTAATCTACTAATATCAGATGAGCCTTTAACAACTCGTTTGATATTTGGTAGAATTATCCTAGGCTCTGGTGCAAGTATAGCAGCAGGATCAGTGTATCTGCTATTCCCTACACTTCATCCACTTGCTTTAGTCGGTATTGCAAGCTTGACTGGCCTTGCTGGTGCAGCCTGGCTTGAAGTACTTTTTAAACGTAAAGTAGAAAGTATGCTTGATAAGGCTAAGCCGGGAGAAGACAATGCTCAACATTAAACAAATTAGTGTGACATGGGTAATTGGCTTCGGCCTGGTTGCTCTTGGCTACTACTATGGTGATCGCCATGCAGTAGCAGAGCAGTTAGTAAAGGAGCAAGCTGCTGAAATTACATCAGCACATAACGCTTTAAAGGAACTCTCTGAAGTGTCGTTGGCTTTATCGGTAGCACAAACTACTTTCTCTAATGGAGTGTTAAATGACAGAAAAGAAATTAGTGATGTTCTTAGTAGCATCCACACTGGTGTTAGGCGGTTGTCAGTCCCTACCAAACCTTCCACCACAACCGCAAGTGCAAGTGCCAGTGCCCCAGCAAGCACTCAAGAAGTACGAACCGAACTTTCTGACGTCGCTTCTAGCTTTTTTATCAGAGAAGCCGGAAGAGCAGACGAAGTAGTAAGAACACTTAACCTTTGTCAACAAACGATAATTCAACTCAATAGGATGAAGTGTCAATGAAATTCACAATCACTGCCGGCCATTCAAACCGCGATCCAGGTGCAGTTGGTCAAGGTACCACTGAAGCAGAAGTAGTTGTTGATATGCGTAATATCCTTGCTGGTAAGCTACGTGCGTTAGGCCATACTGTCTTTACTGACGGTGAAGGCTCAGTAAACCTTGAGCTTCGTGAAGCAATTAAGCTTATTGATAAAAGTGATGTAGCTATTGAACTTCACTGCAATGCTTCGTTAAACTTTAAGGCTACCGGTGTGGAAGTTATCGGCTTGGATAAGGATAGAGTTCTTTGCCAACGTTTAGCTAATGCTGTTGCCACTACTTTGCGCCAGAAGACTCGTGGTGATAATGGTTATATTAGCCAAAGTCAAAGTGCATTAGGTAAGCTCGGTTATGTGTCGGCTGGCGGTATCATCTTAGAGATGTACTTCCTCTCTAACGCAGCCGATCACATGTTCTATCAAGTGAATAAAGATAAGGTAGCTAATGCGATTGTTCATGTATTAACTACCACTTATTCTAACCCTGCGCCTCTGCCTGTATTATAGCAAGAGCCTTATAGCACTGGTCACTATCAAACCAGCTAATATGGCAGTGGTTAGTAGGTATATCCATTTTACCTGCTAGCCGCTTATACGCTTGACTCCTTGTCATATCGCCTTCCTGCCAAAGCCTATTAAAAGCAGGTTTCACGTCCTTCCTTGCTTGCCTAGTTTCCTTATCAGCTAATGTACCGAGTGGAACAGTTGTACCTGGATGCACACCAACATAAGCGTCACAACTTGTACAAGAGTAAGCATATGGCCAACTACCATATGATCTACCATAAATCTCTTTGTTATCAACATATACCACTTTACCTGCACAATACCGACAACGTGTAGGCGTCTCAATTATGTCTATCTTAAAGCCGGCTTTGATTAAGGCTTGCTGCATTTTCATTCTCCCAGTCTGCAACAAGCTTAACTAGTTCATTGCGGGCTTTTGCCATGTTTGCGTAGTAGTTTGATTCAGACCCACACTGAGCGGTAAGCCTGGACGGAATATGTAGAATTTTACAGCCTTGGTTAGTAATAAGCCAAGCAGACCCAAGGTTATAGGCTGTAAATAGAAAATCACCTTCATGTAGTGCCATTGTAGTATCTCCATAAATCGCCGCTATGGCATTTCTTAAGTTAAGGTAGCTAAGCACTAGCCTAGCCTCCTAGAAAGCTTACCACGGAGGTTTAGCTAGTCTCCTACGTAATTCCGCAGCTTTCACCAGGGTTGTCTCCGTTAAGTATGAGTTCATTATAGCACACATCACACCAAAAGTGAAGCACTAAGCTGGTTTATATTGAGTCATATGGAACTTCCTCAGCATCACCCCAGTTTGTACCGCGATCACAAGCAACAATAATAGGAACACTTAACCCAGAGATTGCTGTTTCCATGATGTGTCGAATCTCTTTGAATTGCTTATCTGACCAAGCTTCACATGGGTCTGACCAGTCAAGCTCATCGTGAACAGTGAGTGATGGCATCAAGTCATTGAATAAACCTGCTTCATACGCCTCCACCATACCCTTCTTCATTAAGTCTGCTGCAGAGCCTTGTAGCAGTCTGTTAACAGCTTTGTGTAGACCTACACGCTCAACACGATTACCCCACTTGGCCACTGCTTCCTCGTAAGGTAGTGGCATTTCATTTCTACCTCCCCGTGTGGATGGAACAAACTTTGTAAATCGTGAACGTCTACCCATAACTGTTGCAATGTAGCCTTCACGTCCTGCTTGACCACCGTACTGCTCAAGTGTTGTCTTAACATACGGTAATGATTCAAAGTATGTTGCGATAAGGCTCTTACCTTCGGCTTCTGACAGACCAAGTGATAAAGCAAGCTTCGCTATACCCATTCCGTAAACTAGGCCAAAGTTAATTGTTTTTGCTGGCTTACGCTTAAGTCCAATATGTGTAAGATCATTAATCATATCACAAACAGTCTGATGATAATCAGCAAATGGGTCTTTGTTGAATACTGATCTTACGTGATCTGCACCTTGACCTACTGCATAGTGAGCTAAGAAACGATATTCGATAGATGAGTAGTCAAATGCTCTCCATCCTGGGTGACCATGATCTGGAACAAAGCAGCCACGTATTAACGGGCCAAGGATAGGGTCACGGGCAGGTAAGTTTTGTAGATTAGGATCAGAAGAAGCGAATCGTCCTGATACAGTGCCGCCACTGTCACCTTTAAGCGGGTGAAATGAACCATAGACACGTCCATTGACATTTTTGGCAAGAATATAGTTATCAATAAATGTTGACCGAGCCTTTTGAACCTGCCTAACACGCATAACCTCTTTTGCTAATGGATGTTCTACTGACTTCAAGAAGTCACCAGTAAAGCTTGGTGCGCCCTTCTCTGTTCTTGGATATTGGATTGCAAACTTATCAAATGCTTTTGCTAAATATGGTCCTGAGTTTATCTTAACATTAAATCCACACTGTTGATTCAGAATTATCTGATGGTCTCTTTCAATTACAATAAGATCATCATGAGCCTTATTGGCCTTTGCTAAGTCTACCCTTACTGCCTGGTACCGCATATCAATAAGTAATGGTATAAGTCGACACTCAAGATCATAGACTTCTAGTAAGCCTTGCCACTCAAGCTGATGGCATTGCCATCGTATAATCTCAAGAGGTAGTGTTGCATCTGACTCTGCGTAAGCACCGACTAGCTTTGGTGGACAACGCCAGATGTTCTTACGCTGCGTACCGTCTGGCTTACCTCCATAGGCATCTGCAAGCCATTCATACATCTTAGACGACTCTTTACCAAGTCCTAGATACTTCTGCCCAAGTGCTTCAAGTGCCACAGAAGCTTCTTCATCTATCAGTGCCTCAGCAAACTGTACATCATGAAGCTTACCTTTGACAAGTACACCTTCCATTCTGAGCCAACCTATATCATAGATTAAGTTAGCTCCAACCTTTACCTGGTGTGGACGGCATAGCTGCTCACGTAACCACCTGAATACAACTATTGGGTCAAGGTTATCTTCAGTAGAGATAGAATGGCGTACGGGATAATAACACTTAAACCCATCATCAGTAGCAATAGATACACCAACGATATGACCACGACCTCGAGCCCATCCAGGGCCAGCATCCATAAGCTCTGGGTCGTAGGTCTCAGTATCAATTGCAATTGCCTTCGCTGAAGATAAATCAGGGAAGACAGCACGTGTTTTCCAGCCAGTGCTAGGAATCGCAGGCATTGGTCGACGATTTGGTTTAATACTCTTCTCATCTTCATCCCAGAATAATCCCATGTTATTAATCCAATTTTAATGCTAAAACAATAGTTCGTTTATCACTCTTAACTGATACAAACTTCTTTGTGTAAGCAAGTGACACACCTGAAGTATAAAATTGTAGCATAGTTTTCAACTGAAGGGAATGTGTAAATGCGATAATATTACCATCAAATACAATTGTTGCTTCACTCGTACCAGCATTGAATGATGCTTTGTTTGGTTTCTCCATATTAAAATGAACACCAGTCTCACCATACGGTTTGATTTGTTCTAATACTTCTAACAATTCATCGTCAACTGGTGTATATGTTAGTTCAGGAAAGAACGCCTGTAGGTCCGGCCACGCATCGGCAAGCACCGGCGTCTGCATGTAAGAGTTGTCCGCAAATGTAAAGGTGAGTATGTTTTTTTCGAAGGCCAAAGCGACCGGCTCACGAGCAAGCCGTGAAAGAACGGTAACACATGCCTTTGATAAGGCAACTTCGAAAGGCAGTTTAACACCAAGGAGCACTCTGACCATATACTGTGAGTCAGTAGCATAGCCAAAGTCTCCACGTAGTAGTAGCGATGTGCCCCATGACCTCGGCGCCTCTTCGGGTACAAGCTTGGCGAGCTCTTTAAGCGTTGGAAGTAAGTCACCTGACACCTGTATAAAATGAGTTGGTTGTGGAAGAATTGGTAGTTCACGATCAAGAAATAATGGAAGCCAACTCTTAACCCGTCCAGAGGTAATAGTCAAACGTTGCTCTGTTACAGTCAGCTTAACCTTACCTTTTGCTGATGCTGCAGCTTTAATGAGTGCTTCACCTCCCACGCAGAAGTCTGGTAAGCCTGGTGCCGGTGTGGATAAGAGAACTGATCTGTAATAGCTGTAAGCTACTTCATTACGAATAAAAAACATAGAAGCCAGGCCATCAGTACTATCTTTGAGTGGTCTGGCTTGACTGACGATCTTGCGTAGTTCATCTGCTTCCATATTGATTAGAGGGCCGAAGCCCTCCCTCCTATTAAACTGCTTCGTAGGTAAACTCAAAGATATCAGGTTTGCATGGGTATAGCTCACCCTTTACACCAACGATGATATAGTCACCTAAATTACCTTGCATTGTGCCTTCTAACGTATCAATAAATACACGCTTATTGATTGGATCATAAATAACACCATGTAGGTGTTCAGGGTTTGGATGAGGTCCATCAAATGTTTTGTCAGTAATCTTAATAGCTTCGATAATTACTGGTTTTTTACGGTATTGTTTCATTTTACACCGCCATTTCAAATTTGTAGTAAGGGCCTTGATTTGCTTCTACAGTCCACAAATTGTGAGGTGTAAAAGACTCAAGATCTTTGTGGCCAACCTTCCATGCAATATTCACGTAGTAGGGGTAGTCCTCCTCTTCCTTATCAAAAGCAAAAGTGTCTTCAAGCATTTGCTCTGCTTGCACAACATGGTTTTCATATACATGAGTATCAGCCATGTTGAAAACCAACTCACCGAGGCCTAGCCCAAGGATTTGAGACAACGCTACTTGTAAGAACGCATGGCCAATTAAGTCACTCGGTAAGCCTAGAATCAAGTCCACACTGCGCATGTTCACGAGCATTGACAGCTTACCATCTTTAATAAATAACTGGAAACTGTAATAGCAAGGCGGTAAGCACATCTCATCCATTTCTGCAGGATTCCAGCATGATACCAAAAGACGACGCGATGTTGGATTGCGCCTAGCTTCTTCAATTACTTCTTGTAGCTGGTCTACACCGTAGAAATCCCGCCATTGTGAACCGTATACAGGACCTAAGCTATCATTACATAAATAGCCATTATACTTATTCCATGCCTTAAGGTTTGCATCCCAGAAGTTGCAGCCCCATGACTTCAATACTGCATTATCAGTAATACCATTCATAAAGCAGTACATCTCGCCAATGGCACCAGTGATAGCTAGACGACGATGAGTAATAAGTGGAAAGCCTTCAGACCAGTCATGTCGAATCTGAGTTGCAAACAACGCACGAGTGCCTACTTTGGTGCGATCCATACGCTTATCACCAAAACCAATAGCACGTTCAGCTAATGCAAGATACTGCTGTTCGAATTGTTTCATAGTGATACTTCCTTCTTAGGATCAAAACCATTTGCAATAAGTACTTTATCAATATTAGGTCCAACCCAACCTGCTGGTTTAACAATATCAAAACCATTGCCATACTTGCTTGTTTTTGGGTTGCCACGTTCTTTACGCATATTGGCTTCGTGTACTTCCAGAAACAAGTCCATAAATGGGTAGCGTAGGTAATAGCAGATACGTCCACACAGATAAAGAACCGAGACAAGGTGCTCTGTATTGATTATCTTATTTTCAATACAAAGTGTTGCAAGCGTACGCATTGAGTCTTCTTCAGTGTAGTCGTCTGCGTAGTACACTCGGTTATCTACAAATACTGGCTGTGCTATACCAATCAAATACAATGTACCAATGGCAATGTATAGGATATCAACAAGTGCATCTGCACGGTCATGCACAGTCTTTGCGTCAAGAAGCTCTTGACCTTCTTCAGCAAGTCGCTTGATACGCAAGTCAAGCATATCACCTGTTAACTCACGAGGACCGTCAATGTACTGTAGGCCAAACTTAGTGTGGAAGTCATGGATAAGAAGCAATGCGTTAATTGATGACATTTAGTATCTACTTTTCGTTAGTGTAAATACATTATAACGCACTTATACGAATTTGTAAATCCGGGATAAAAAAGAAGCCCACCAGGAGGCAGGCTTTAAGACTACGACAAGGAAAACTACATGCTAGTGAGACTCACCAACATCTGACAAGCCTGGGATCGAACCAGGGTAAGAGAACGCGTCGCTTATACCTTGTTATCTTGTCAGATGTTGGTGCTCGCTACTTTCCCGAGCTGTTCATGTTGGTGTGGGCCACAGTGTAAGCAACACCGTATCGGCACTATTGTTTTACCAACATTTCTGTATGCTAATCCACTCGTGTCGTTTGAAGCGCTCGTGGGTGGAAACCGGCACAGTGACAATTCACATATCTCTTTCGAGTTAACATACAGAAATATTGGTGCTAGGTAGTTTATACTCCGCCTAGCCGGAGTCGCCTGTCAAGGATTAGGCTGCAGTTGTTTCATCAGCTTGGGTAGGAGCTGTAGCAGCTTGGGCAGCAGCAACTTGCGCCTGGAGTTTAGCCAGTTTATCAGCTGCTTTCTTACCGTCTTCAATCACTTTAGCTGCTTTCTTGTCAGCACGTTCTTGTTCACGCTTTGCCTTGGCTTCTGCTTTTTCGGCGTCTTTCTTTGCCTTCTCGGTAGAAGCTGCTTTAGCCAGGGTTTTGTTGGTAGCTTTGCGCCAGTAAGTAAGCTGGCTGGAAACAGTACCATTTGACATAGTTGTTTCAGCAGTCAACTTGGCGATAACATCGCTTGAAGTCTTACCTGATTCAACAGCCAAGTCAGCTGTGTCCCAAACCATACGAGCACCAGTGCCAGCAGCTGGGTAAAGAACGCCACCAACTTCTTCTTTGGTTTGACGTGATACTTGGATCTTGTGGGTAGCTTGCTCGGTAACTTGTTCTTGTGACATTTGTTGCTCCAGTATTTAGTGAGGTATTTAAGTAATGAATTCATTATACACAAGAACACTTCCTACGTAAAATCTATTTTATTGGTTTTGTACCGATACCAACTGTTAAAATGGTATATTCATTTCGAAGTTTTCACAACCCGATAATACAACCTTCATTGGTGGCTGAGCCTCAAATAGATCACACTTTGACAGTACTAGATTAGCGTGCATGCAATTACCACAGTTCTTAATAATTGTATACCTTAGCTCATCGATAAGTTCTAGGCTAGTCAACGTCTGTTGTGACATTGGTCTCTTCCTCTTTGTAGATAACTTTCAAAATTTGTGGTACACCTTTGCCACCTCTTGGGCCTTTCTTCATCCACACACGGAGTATCCTAGGTGTAGACAGTTCAGCTTTACGAAGTAAGAACTCTACACAAGTCTTTGGTACTGTTCCAATGGCGTCAGTTGCGCTGTTCCACCAGTCTATTGCTAAGCCTCTAGCTGCACCAGTATGCTCAATGTTGATCCATTGCGCAAAGAATCGTAACCCAACAGAGTACACCGCCTTAATAGAGCTTGGTCTACCTGGCTTAGAGTATAAACTGTAAGTAGTGAAGTCTACTTCAAGCTCCTCTATTATCGGTGTGGAGTCAACAATAATATCTTGAACCGATGCACCTGACTCGATCTTAAGTTCTGGGTCTGGGAATATGTAATCGCAAGGTGTCTCGTCCTCACGTATTCCAGTACAGTTAAGCACACGTGCGTAGTTGTACCCATTACATTTAGGACACTTCTTCATTGGAGGAGGTGCACCACCGCCGCCCTTCTTTTTAGGATCAGGTAAATGTGGATCATTGATAGGGCCAAGTCTTAGCGTGTTATCACCAAAGTCAAGTACTAAACAGTTTTGCTTAACAGATGCAGCTATAGCAGCCAATCGCCCAGCTTTCGTCGATACATCGTAGCCAAGCGCAAACAAAGGTCTGGTACCACGGCCAAGCATCTGAATCCAAAGGACGTTGCTACGAGTAATACGAAGCATACCAATAAGATCAATTCCAGGGCAATCATAGCCAGTAGTAAGAATACCGTTGTTAACCATAGCACGATACTCACTAGCCTCAAACTTCGCAAGTTCTTCATCCCTGCTTCCTAACATTTTAGAGTGAATACAACCAGTCGGAATACCTCTGGCTCTCAAGCAAGCGGCTACATGTTCTGCATGCTCAATGCCTGATGCAAAGATAAGCCACTTCTTTCTATCCTTGCCCTTCTCAATAATCTCATCCACACAGGCAATCGTGATATGATCTTTATCAAAAAGCTCTTGCATGTCACCAAGGTTATACTCGCCTGCAGTGATACGTACACCTTCATCAGAGACAGTAGTATTCGTTGCTTTAGCAATTACTGGTGCCAAGTACCCATCTGAGATAAACTGAACAAAGCGCTCAGCCTGTGTGGCATCATAAGCTATATGATTAAACAACCCATGGTTTATCAGCATACCACCTTTCGACCGGAAAGGAGTAGCAGTTAAACCGATAACAACCATCTTTGGGTTTGCTTTCCGAAGAATGTCGATAGTCTTACGATAGCCGGACTCAGAGCTTGCAGGAATCATGTGAGCTTCGTCTACTAGCACTACACAAGGATTCTTAATTAAGTGAGCCACAGAAACAAATGACTGAATACCTGCTACAATAACTTGGCCGGATAGGTCCTTACTTCCTGCACCATCAGAGTAAATAGATAAACGAACTTGTGGCCATACCCATCTAATAGACGCAGCATCATTAATAACAAGTTCTTTGACATGTGTCAATACAATAACTGTACCTGTATCTGGCCAGTTTGTATAAATATCTTTAATAATCATACCAAGCAGACTAGCTTTTCCAGTGCCAGTAGGTAAGCAAATAAGTGGATCAATCCGCTGAGTCTCTGCAAACGACGACCATAAACTACTGACTGCTTCTATTTGGTAATCACGAGGTATAAATGGCTTACTCATTTCAACACCAAGTTGATCTTAATATCCTTAGGTCGAATAAATATTGTATGTTTTTCATAGTTAATACACGGCTTCTGTGTGTTAGGTATAAGTTCAGCAGGTAAAAGCTCTTCACCACCAATATCGCATAACCAAGTTGCTTCATTACCTGGTCGGGAATACTTACATGTACGGCAGTTTGTGTGAGGTTCATCACCTTTGTGAAAGCACAATGACCGGTAATCGCAAAAGCGACACTCAAAGTAAGCACTTGAATCACTTACACGATCAGGAATATGGTCGCCAAATACAATCTCATCCGCATTGGCAATGTACTTCATAGCTAACTCATCGTCTGCATGAACCCATTCAGTCCAAATCTCATCAGTATTCTTATTTACAGCCATGTATAGGCAATGCTTAAGATTGAACTTATACATATAGATAATCATTTGAATAAAGTGCACTGGCTTAGCCTTTTCTACACCACCCTTTAGAAGTAGCGTGAATGACTTATCACCGTGAGTCTTATACTCTGACAATACCCATTCATTAGGATATTCAGGAAAGCCAATACCCATACCATCACATGAACCACCACCATGACCACCAGCAAAGTTAGTTCTAAACTGTTTACCAGTTTCTGGGTGTACGTCATGGAACTCAATACCAATACTACGAAGCATATTTGAAAAGCGTGGCTCTTCTAGGTGACCACGATTAAACAAACGAATAATACGGGCTTCATGCTTGATGAGCTTTGAGTGGCGGAAGTTAAACCACATCTGACGCTTACACGACCCACCTAAAACAGAAGCGCCAATATGATTACGAAAACCTGATTCTTCAGGATGCAGTAAGTCAACAGCTTGACGCTTCTCTTGAAGTTCTTCAAACATTGTTTGTGTGAGTGTTGTCAATTCGTTTCTCCATTAAGTATATACATTATACCGTAACGAAGTGAACCTGTATACCATTATTTTCTAGGTACGACAATGCTTCCAATTGAGAGTCATACCACTTACTTGCGGTAGCTGCAGGCGGACAAAACAAGTGGCAGATATTAGCGGAGTTATACTTAGCACTTACTATCTTCCTGGCGCAGTCCATGCAAGGTGGCTTGGTGATAAATATTGAGCCATTATGTACATGTCCACACCGAGCCAAGGCATTGTCTTCTGCATGGATAATGAAGTTATTCTTATGTACTGACTCAAATATACGTGCGTCGTCTTTGTAGTGAGCTGGTCCGTTGTAGCCCATACCACGAACTTCTTTCTCTTCGCTGATGACACAGCCAACCTGTGTGGAGTCTTTACTCCAGGTGGCAACCTCAGCTGCAAGCTTCATAAAGCGGCTAATCCATTTAGCTTCTAACATATAATCTCCAGGTATAAGAAAGGCGACCGAAGCCGCCTTGTTTACTTATTTAATGCACTAGCTTACCATGGTGCTTTTGGTTTGCTTGTTTCAGCTGCAGGAGCTGTACCTGCTTCAGCATGTGTATGACTAGCAACTACAGTGCCTTCAAGAGCCTTAAAGTTTTGGATGTCATTGCCTGCACCATACTTAATACCAGACTCAGGTTTGTCTTTAATTTCATACTGAGGTGCTGTGATCTTAACCTTAATCAACAATGGTTTACCACAAAGCTGATTGGCATCTTGCAAGTTCATTACACCTACTGCATGACAAACTGCTGAAAGCTGGCGATGACCAATTTCAACTGCTTTTTCATTTGGATTGGTATAAGTAATATTTGCAAAGATTGTACGCTCTTGATGCGTCGGGCCTTGAATCTTCGCCTTAAGCGAAAGGTAAGAACCTGTGCCCAAAGACGTTGGTTTAAGTTCAGCACCTTCAATGATTGCTTGATACCAACCTGCGGGTACTGGAACAAACTCTTCTGCTGGTTTAACTTCATTTGCATTAAATTGTAATTGAGCCATTGTTCATTATCCTGTGATGTTGTCCCTGCTTTCGCGGGAAGTAAGTACTAAGGTGAGAAAGGTTTAATTATAACACATATTTCTCAAGGATGGTCCGGACTTCAGAACCTTCTGGATAGGCTTTCTTCAATACCTTCAGTGTAGTTTTACGTTGTACTTGACGTGCTTCTTGCTCAGCTGCAGCTGTCAACACGGCTTCGAGTACAAGCTGTTCCTGGTATGCTTTATTGTCTACACGTTGAACAATCCATCTGTAGTTAATGCCTGGAGTAAATTGTGGTGTATTGTGAACAGCCACTACATCAACAATGACATATCCATTTGCTGGTGTAAGAACCACCACAATATCACCAACCATAATGCTGTCAGACTTCTTAGCCTTGTAGGTATATGTTTTTTGGTTAGCATCACGGAACTTACATTCGATTGTAACGAAGTTATCGGATACTGCTGCGAATAGAGCTGCGCCTGTGTTCATAGTTTTTACTTCCTTAGTTAGCTCTTGATTGTTAGAGGTAATACGTAAACCACGACCAAACTGTTGGCCAAACATTGCAAGTTGTCTTTTTTGATACTCCTCAGGTGTTTCACCTTTAAAACGATTTTGTTGTATCAATGCTAATTCACGCTTTTGAATAGCAGAAAAGTCCATACTAATTTTAACACCAGTTGCTTCACATTTTGACACATCGCCAACTTGTTCAACTTTAACTGATTCAATCTTAACTGAATAGTTACCTGGTGGTAAAGCTGTTTTGTCTGTGAATTTCAGATTAATAATTGGTTTAACCTTTTCAATTGGTGAGAAGTTTTCTTTTTGGAAGAAAGTACCCATGCCGTGCTCTTCTGTTGAGAAGCATTCAACGCCATCCCAATCAACAGTTAACACTCTGTCAGCAAATACCATTATGCGTTTCTTTGACTTCTGTGTGGAGAAGTTCTTGCAAAGTGCGATTACTTTCATGACTTGTTCCTTTGTTTCTAGAGGGTATGAATCAAGGCATTATGTATTCATACCCACTGTACACTTACGTTTTCAACTTTGCAAACAAATGTGTCAGCGAAGGGAATTCATACAAATCAAGAACGCCAGAGCGATCTTTTACATCATATTGCCAGTCTTTACGACAGCGCAAATAGCGCTCAGCCTTACCATCTGTTGTAGGACTTAGCTCAATAGCAAGTACCTCGTCGAATAAATAAGGAAGTTGTTTCGATAGCTGTTGACCTGGCATCATAGGACCAAAAGCAACACCACCAGTCACCTCATCCTTAACCTTATCAAGTTTAGCCAGGAAGACAACGTTGAAGTTTGGCAAGTCGCGGAACGATCGCAGAATAACCATCATGTCTTCTGCAAGCTTACCATATGCTGCTCGACCATCCTTAGAAGTCTTCTTAGCTTCAGCCAAGACAACTTCAGCAATGTCAGTTACTGAGTCAAGAAATAGTGTATCATAGGCACAAGCATCAGGTGATTCAGTTAGCCAGACGTAAATATCCTTAAGCTCGTCCATTGTACGACAAGTCACAAACGGGATATTATAGCAAATGCCTGGAGTGTCCACACCAAAGACACGCTCGATGTTCGCTTTACGCAAAGACAATAAACCACTTTCAGCTGACATGATAAAAGGCTTTGGTGCAGTTGCTGCGAGCATAGTCTTTCCTACTCCACTTGGCCCATAAATACAAAGCTTTACACACGATTCTTGCATGACGTCCTCCGTATACTCAATCTTCATTTTCGTCAACCTCTACTGTAAATTTTAGGGTAGGTGTAGCTGGTTTAGCGATGAGTGCATCGTTGATGGCTTCACGGCTCTCTTCTGGTAGCTTCTTATGACCAGTCGCTGAATAAGTAATCTTAGCAGGAAAGGCTGAATCATAGTAGCCATTACCAAGCTTATCACCATAAATCTCTACAAGCTGCGCACGAACACCTTCAAGACCTGCTTCGTAAATAGTAATATTGGTTTTAGCTGTTGCTTCAACTTTATACCCATGAGTACGGAAAGTAGACGAGCCATTGCGCTTAGCAAGCTTTAAGTCAGCTAACAGCCCAAACAAAGCTAAACGTAAAGTCATCTCACGGGCTGCTGCGCGTTTTGACACAAGCTGCGCATCAATAAATTCTTGAATGCTGACTGCTAGCTTTGCATCGCTCATAGTGCTACCTGTGTATGAAGCCATTCAACTGCATTATCAATTGAGTGAATTGTATAATCAAATACAACAACTTTGTCATTACCAATTTGTGCTTTTGCAAAGTAGCTATAAAGTCTATATAGCTCGTCACGACGTTCAACTACACCAGCCATTTCTTCACGAGCTGGATCAACGTTACACACGACTTCAGGCGGAGGTAAACAAATAATTACTGGGATACTAGACAACGTATAGTCAACAAACAAAGCAAGCTCAACCCCTCTAATAATTTTACTACGGTTAAGGAGTTTGTCGTAAATGAGCTGGCTAATCGCCATAGAGCGATCATAGATTGTATGCTGAGAATGTTGCTCAGCCATATAGCCAAGCATAAAATCTTTACCGTCTATTGGTTTAATTTGATGCTGAACTGGCATGTTTAAACGTTTAGACAAAGCTGCTGCGAGTGTTGTCTTTCCAGCGTTGTCAGGGCCT